TTTACATTATCGACATTTTGAGTAGATTTGTTCGAAAAGTGTCGGATGTGGAAGTAGAATTTTTAATGCAAGTCAGAGAAGATAGTATTTTTATACACGCTGAGTTGGGTGGTGAGTGATATGGCAATATATTTTATAGAGAGTAAATATAAAGAAATTTTCAAGTTAAAGCAGATGCTTGAAAAAGAAAAGATTCCTTTTGACTTTACAGCTAAAAGTTATCCTGAGTTAGAAAAGACTACTTATCACTTGGAGTATCCGAAAAAGTATAAGGTTGATAGTGATAGAGTGGTGTCTGTTATAGAAGGAAGTGATTCTTATGGAGGTGAAGAGGATAAGCTTGAAATTATGGGGCTTTTAACTCCGGAAGAAGCAGAGAGAGATAGTGTAGCAGGTTGGCTCACAGCGGACGAAGTATTTAAACGGATAAAGGAGCATTACGAAAATGAAATGGATAAGTGTAAAAGATAGTTTGCCGGAGGAGTAGAAATGGAGACAAAAAGAGATTTAGTGAAGTGTGGCAAATGGCTTGAAACACATCGCAAAAATATTTGGGGAGATAGCACCTCGGTATTTGTGTGTTCTGCTTGCGGCAAGTATACCGTAGGGAACAAAGGCATTACGACAAAATCAAGATACTGCCCCAATTGCGGAGCGTTGATGCAGGAGGAATAGAAATGTACAGATATCAAAAAGGCTTTATTTTTAATAAGGATACTTTTGTAGTCAATAAAGAATATGTACTTAATGCAAGAGATGAGGATTTTGTTGAAGGTACAGCGTTACTTCCAGAGCATTTGTTTATACTGGAAAATCAAACGCATGGAATATGGGAGTTAGTTGAACATGAATATGAGGATTGCGCCAAATGTTCTCAATGCGCAGTTGAATTTTCACTTACAGGAGAGTGGTCTTTTGAAGACTACTTGTATTATATGCATTTCTGTCCTAATTGCGGAGCGTTTATGCGGGAGGACGATAATGGCAAAGAATAAGTACGGTGGAGTAAACGATATGCCGGCTGGATGGACTAAAAGTAAAAACAATAAACGAGTATATTCCCTTTGGTTTGATATGCTGCGTCGTTGCTATGATGAGGAACAATTGCAACGAACAAAAGGCAAAACTTATAAGGATTGCTCTGTTTGTGAAAGATGGTTTTATTTATCTAACTTTTATGAAGATATTCAAAAATTACCAGGATATTCTGAATGGATGAAGAACGGCAAAATGTCGATTGATAAGGATTTATTTTCAAGAGGAGAAAAGCAGTATAGTCCTAAAACGTGTTGCTTTATCCCGATGTCTGTGAACCTTTCCGAAGCAGGAAGAAGAAATATTAAGAATATTCGCAAGCTACATAAAACGAACAGAGTTCAATATGTATTCTCAAAAGGAAACGAGAAAATTAAGTTCGATTCTGAAAAAGAAGCCTGCGAAGCGATGGGGGTTCGCCAATGTTCTGTAGCTTCTTGTTACCGTAGGGGATATAGATGCAAAGGGTATATCATCACAAAAATGGATTTGGAGGAACCAGAATGACACGAAAAAGATTTATAAAGTTGCTTATGAGCCAAGGAGTACAGAGAAATGATGCGGAAAAGTATGCGCGAGAAGAAATAAATACAATTTCCCTGAACTTTTAAGAAAAGAGATACAGTTAAGTGAAGAATCCTACATAAAAAACGATTTTACAAAAGAAAGCGAAGAGTTAAAATTTAAAGAAAAGTTATACAGACTTTATGGAGAAGGTGAACAAAGTGAAAGAAATTAAACTAAAAGAGTGTCCTTGCTGTGGCGGGGAAACAAAATTTGAGAGCAGAATGAATTTTACGACCAAGGAAGTAAGAGCAAAGTGCAGCGAATGTAACCTTTCAACAGAGTGGGTAGAAGAATCCGTTGACTACTGCGCAAAAGAAGAAGCTGCGAAGGCGTGGAATATGAGAGTAAATTTTGGAAAAACATGTCCAGAGTGTGGTTATAGTGATACAGAGACAAAGAGCGTTTATTCAGATGGTACTCTCGTAGAAATATCTACTCGATGTCTTAAGTGTGGAACATTTATAGAGGACTAGCGATGAAAAATAAAAATATAATTATTATCCTCTGTATCATAGCTTCTCTTATCTGCCTAGTAGCAACAATAACGCTTGTTTTACATATGTCTTTCATCATAGTTTTACATTACTGGTGGGCTTTTTTAATCGGGTTGATACTTTCGGGGAGTGTACTAATCTTTTGTGCGATTTTGTATATTAGTGGTTTGATAGGGAGGTAAAAGAAGAAAAGATATGACGACTAAAGAAAAGAAAGAATATCTAAAAAGATATAGGAAGATAGCTAGAGAAGTAAATCAATTGCTTATGGAAAAAGATGAAATATTTTCACTTGGTACAAAAATAACTCCTACTTACAGCGATATGCCGAAAGGTACAGGAGAAAATAATAAAACGCAATCAACTATTGAAAAGTTGGAAGAACAAGAAGAAAAAATTAATAAAAAGATAGATTTACTTTATGAAGTAAAAGAGGATATTGAGAAAGCACTTCATACTGTAGAAGATGATACTTTAAGGGTGCTTTTACGTTATCGGTATATCAATGGATTTACGTGGGAAAAAATTTCCGTTATGATGGGTTATGGTTATCGAAATATTACGAGATTACATGGAAAGGCATTAATTCAAATAAAAATACATAACATGTCCTAGTATGTCCTATAAAAATTATGATATAGTCAAGGTGGGCGAAGTCCACCAGAAAGGATAATCGAAATGTCATATGTTGATGCTTTAAATGATAATATTAAAACTGGACAACTAAACGGTATGACTGTATATTATCCACTTTGCCATGTGTGCGGAGAACCGATGTTAACATATTCTTATAGACCGAACTTAACATTCACATGTAAAGGGTGCAAACTGGATAAATATTTATCAGATAAAGAAAATAGAGTTATAGCAACCCATGAATTAAAAGAAAGAAAATTTCAAAATGCTGTTAGCAGATTTAAAAAAGTTAAAAAGAATATTAAGTGTTACACTACGGCGTTTGAAAAAATACACAACAAATTGTTTACAGATGGTTGGTTTGATAGTACAGAAGAAATTATGGTTGCTATTGAGCTTGTTAAAAACAATATTAAAGCTAGACATCAGGTTAAATTAGGGCGTTATAAAGCTGATTTTGTTTTGCCTGATGAAAAAATAGTGCTGGAAGTCGATGGAGTGTTATATCACAATAAAAATACTGAACAAAAAGAGCAAATACGAGATAATTTAATTTGTCTAGCTTTGGGAAGTGAGTGGGATGTAATACGAATATCTGATGAATTAATTAATACAAATATCACAAGGTTGGTACCAGCATTTAGAAAAGTAAAAGAAAATAGAAATTTAATAAGACAACAACATGGTGGTGTTATACCGAATTGGTATAGCAAAAAAGCAATTTAATTATTTTTTCGCCTGTGTGCCGCGGCATTCCACGGAAACACACATAAAATATCCGTAGTGGCGACACGGAATATATATAGCTGGTTATACTACAATGGTGGTATCAAGCAAGGGCGTGACCTTGTCAGCTAGTCCAAATATAAGGCTGTGCAGAAGCACGGTCTTATTGTTTTTTACTATTATATATCGAGGTGGTGAGGTGTCTAAATTAACAGAAAAACAGAAAAAATTTGTGGATGAATATCTTATAGATTTGAATGCAACACAAGCCGCTATGCGAGCAGGATACAGCGAAAAAACAGCGCGTTCTATTGGACAGAGATTGTTGACAAATGTTGACATTCAAAAATACATGCAAAAAGAGCAAAAAGAATTGCAAGAGAGAACGAGCATTCGTCAAGAGGATGTCCTAAGAGAGCTTGCAACCATAGGGTTTGCTAAAATAACAGACTTTGTAGGTATCTATAATGGATATGTTATCCCGAAAGATACAGCAGATATACCAAAGGATAAAATAGGAGCCGTTGCAAGTATCGAAGCCGGAAAAGATGGTGTAAAGATACGGCTTAACAGCAAGTTAGACGCATTGGAAAAGATAGGACGGCACTTGGGTATGTTCGATAGTAATCGGGCGCAGGAAACCGCTGAAAATAACTTGATTGAAAAAATAAAGGACAGTGTACAGCTTATGGAAGGGATAGACGAAGATGAAGTATGCGGTGTTTAGTCCGAGGTCATTGCTTACAATGACATGGTGGCAGACAGAAAGGTATAAGGATAAGGACGCAATTATATGCGATGGTTCTATACGTTCCAGTAAAACGGTGTCTATGTCAATTGGTTTTATTTTGTGGTCCTGTAGTTGCTTTAACGGAAAGACCTTTGCCATATGCGGAAAAACAATTGAGAGTTTGCGGCGAAATGTTATAACGCAGTTGCCTACTTTATTTGAGGGACTATGTAAAATCACAGAGAGAAAAAGCGAAAATCTTATGGTGGTTTCTCTTGATGGTAGGGTTAATAAATACTATTTATTTGGTGGTAAAGATGAAGGTTCGGCAGCTTTGATACAAGGTATGACCTTAGCAGGCGTTATGTTTGATGAAGTGGCCTTGATGCCTCGTTCTTTTGTGGAACAAGCTTTGGCGAGGTGTTCCGTGGAAAGGTCAAAGTTTTGGTTTAACTGTAACCCCGACACTCCGGAACATTGGTTCTATAGGGAGTGGATACAAAAGCACAAGAAGAAAAACGCTTTATACCTGCATTTCACTATGAAAGACAACAAAAGTTTATCTGAGAAGGTAAAAAAACGTTATGAAAATATGTATTCCGGTGTTTTCTATGATAGGTTTATCCGTGGGCTATGGGTGGTAGCAGAAGGACTTGTATACGACTTTTTCCAAAGTAAAAAGGAAACAATTATAAAAACAGTTGATATGAATGACTATAACGAGTTCTATGTCAGTATTGACTACGGTACGATTAATCCGTGTTCTATGGGATTGTGGGGAGTTAACAGTGAGGGAGCTGCTCGCATAAGGGAAAGTTACTTTGATAGTCGAAAAGAAGGCAGACAAAGAACGGATGAAGAGCACTATCAAGCACTGGTTGAGTTGGTAGAGGATTTGTCAATTGCTAGAGTTGTGGTTGACCCATCTGCCGCTTCTTTTATTGAGTGCATCCGCAGACATGGCGAATTTAGGGTAAAACCTGCAATTAACAGTGTTATTGACGGTATCCGCATTACAAGTTCATTGTTAAACGCAGGTATGATACGTATAGACCCAAGCTGTAAAGACTGTATACGTGAATTCGGTCTATATAGATGGGATGAAAAGAAAACAGCCGATACTGTGTTGAAGGAAAATGACCACGCTATGGACGAGGTCCGTTATTTCTGTAACACAGTATTACGTAAAAAATTCAAATGGTTAGATTGGAGGAGTGATGTTGTTTCAGAAAACAATTGAATGGCTAAAGCAGATTGTCAAGACAGTGTCACCTAAAAATAAAAGCTTTGATACTTCTATCTCAAGCAGTATGGAAAGTGCAATTACCAGATGGACAAAGCTATATAATAACCGAGCGGATTGGCTTACAGATAAAGTGAAGAGTTTAAGCCTTCCTGCTGCCATAGCTTCAGAGTTTGCGCGTTTAGTAACACTGGAAATGAAAACAGAAATTACAGGTTCTAAGAGAGCAGACTATTTAAATGAGCAATACCAGCGAGTGATTGAAGGGATTCGACCCAATGTTGAGTATGCTTGTGCAAAAGGTGGAATTATCCTTAAGCCGTATGTTGCAGGAAACAATATTGTGGTTGACTATAATCAAGCAGATACTTTTTTGCCAACTGCTTTTGACGGCGCAGGGAAAATGACGGGGTGTATTTTCTACACACAGATTGTGCGTGACGGGGATATTTACACCAGAGTAGAAGAACACAGCTTGGTTGGTAGTACTTATACAGTAATGAATAAAGCGTTTATGAGCAAAGTTAAGGGGAGTTTGGGGAAAGAGATTTCACTGGATTTAGTAGAAGAATGGAAGCACATTCAGCCCAAGATAACACTAAGCCCAATAGAGAAACCGTTATTTGCGTACTTTAAAATACCACTTGCAAATACAGTTGATTCAGCTTCTCCGCTTGGTGTTTCTGTATACTCACGAGCAGAAAAGTTGATAAAGGATGCTGACGAACAATACAGCCGCTTGTTATGGGAATTTGAAGGTTCAGAACTTGCCATTGATGCCGCGATTGAGTATTTAGAGCCTACAAAAAAAGATTTGAAGCTGCCAAAAAATAGCGACAGACTTTTCAGAAGGCTTGATATTGATACTCCGGCAAACGGAAATGCTTTTTACCAGATATTCAGCCCGCAAATTCGGGACCAATCGCTTGTAAATGGTTTGAATCGTATCTTTCAGCGGATAGAGTTTAACTGCAATCTTGCATATGGAACAATTTCCGACCCGCAAGTGGTTGATAAGACAGCAGAGGAGATAAAGGCGAGTAAACAGCGTTCCTATGCTGCTGTTCTGGATATTCAAAAAGCATTGGAAGGTGCATTGGAAGATTTAATTTATGCTATGGATGTCATGTGTAGTATTTATTCTCTTGCGCCGAAAGGTGCGTATGAAACGTCTTACAGTTGGGATGACAGTCTGGTAACAGACCGTAAAGCTGAATTTGCAGAGAAGTTCCAGTTGGTACAGGGTGAGATTTTGGGTGCAGATGAATTTCGTGCATGGTACACAGGAGAGGAGATTAAAACCGCTCGCCTAAATCTTCCGCAGAGCCGAATTGAGGAGTGATAATTTTTGCTTACTCCTGAATTTTTAGCAAGTTTTCCTCAACCTATTTTTGACTTGTTTCAAGAGTTAGAGGATGAGATACTTGCCGATATATCCAGACGAATCGCAAAGACTGGCAAAATTACAGATACGGCACAATGGCAAATGGATAGGTTGGATGCAATTCTTTCTACCGATGAAAAAATAAAAAAAGCTATTTCGAATGTTGATAAAACAGCACAGAAAGAAATAGAAAAAATGTTACATGAAGCCGCTCAAACATCTTTTGATGCAGAAGCGGCTATTTATCATGCTGCAAATAAAAATATCAGGAAACTTGCGGACTACAGCGAACTGGAAATCCTGATCGAAAGTATCACAAGGCAGACACAAGGTGAGTTAAAAAATTTAACCCGTACTGTGGGCTTTGTGGAGCAGGTCAATGGTAAATCTCATGCGGTAAGTCTTACAACAGCATATCAAAAACAGTTGGATTTGGCGCAGTTATCCGTATCAACCGGAACGCTGGACTATAACACGGCGATAAGAACAGCAGTAAAGCGACTTGCTGATAGTGGTATCCGCTTCATAGATTATGAATCGGGCTGGACAAATCATCTTGATGTAGCTGCAAGGCGGGCAGTAATGACAGGTGTGAATCAGCTGTCTATGAGAATGACAGATTTTTTAGCGGATGAACTGGGCTGTGAATTCTTTGAAGTAACTGCACACGCAGGCGCAAGACCGTCACACAGAGTGTGGCAAGGTGAAGTATATCACAGGGGCGGAGAAAAAGACGGCTACCCCGATTTGGAAGAAACTACAGGTTTAGGCAGAATTGATGGGCTGTGCGGTGCAAACTGCAGGCATGGATATCATCCGTTCTTTCCGGGCATATCCGAAAGGACATACAGCCGAAAACAACTGCGAGAGATTGACCCTCCTTCATTTACATATAACGGTAAGGTTTATAACACATATGAAGCTACACAAAAGCAAAGAGATATGGAAACGGCCATACGGAAAACCAAACGGGAGTTACTTGGATATGATTCTGCCGGACTGAAAGACGATTATGCAGCTGCCGCGGTAAAACTCAAAAGACAGCGTGACGCGTACAAAGAGTTTAGCTATCATGCTGACATGGCACAGCAGAAAGAATTAACGCAAATTTATGGTTTTGGGCACAGTCAGGCAAGCAAAGCAGTGTGGGTAGAAAAGGCAGCAAAATCATATGGAGATTTTAAAGGTATTACATTACCAAATGGTATTAAAATTACTGGAGCAAGTGACCACTTTGGATTGCGAGCAATGTCACGGAATGTTTCAAAAGAGGATATAGAGAATGCTTTGACAAAGCCACTGCAGATTAGTAAAATGAAAATAGATACAAAAGGCAGAGAGAGCTTCTGTTTAATAGGAGAAAAAGCAACGGTATCTGTTAATCCTGACGGTACATTGATTACCGTTTATCCAACAAGTACCAAAAGAGCTAAAAGACTAAAAGGAGATACATCGTGAAGGGTTTACGGAGCTGGTTTAATGAAAAACAACTGAATTTACTTGAAAAACTTAACTACCATTTAACTGATGATTATGATTATTCTGACGATGAAATTATTGAAATCATAGAGGCGGTAGAGGATTATTTAATGATGCACGGATTTGAAAAAGATTATGTACCGAACGACATAGGAAATACATGTGAAAGCATTTTGGATATTTTCGGAACAAAAACTTAAGATAAAAGTAATGTACCACCTTATTTTTAGGGTGGTTTTTTTGTGCCCTAAGCATGGCGTTAAAAGGCTTTTTTATTTTGGCTGACTACGAGCGTAATCGGTGGAGTAGAAAGAGATGCGACCTCGTATAAAAGCGTATCTACAGAAAGGATAACTATGAAACGAGAAGAACTAATTGAACTGAATGTGCCGGAGGAAGCGATTGACAAAATCATGCAGATTAACGGAGCAGATATAGAAAAAGCAAAAGCTGCTCTTGAAGAAAAGGAAAAAGAGCTGACTGAAGCACACGAGAACTTAGAGGCTGCTAACAAGCAGATAGAAGAGTTCAAAGGTATGGATATTGAAAGTATCCAAAAAGCATGTGATGACTGGAAGCAAAAAGCAGAGCAAGCCGAAGCTGATAAGCAAAAGTTTATCCACGAAAGCAAAGTTGCGGGATATGTAAAAGGTTTAAAGCTAAAGGATGAAATTTACGAAAATCATGTAACAAAAATGCTGCTGGATAAAGGGCTGCAATTTGAAGGTGACAAATTGATCGGCGCAGATGATGTTGTAAATCCATTTAAGGAATCTCATCCTGATGCGTTCCAGAGCACAAAACCAACACCGACATTTGTAGCGGCTACAGGTACATCACAAGAAATGAAACTAACAAAGGAAGATTTTAGAAAAATGGGATATCAGGATAGATTATCTCTTAAGTCTGAAAATCCCGAACTTTATAATGAATTAAAGGAGTAATTTAATATGGCAGATGTAACAAAAATTGCAAATATGATTAATCCAGAGGTAATGGCAGATGTCGTTAGAGATAAACTGACCGATTTGATTAAATTTACACCACTGGCAAAAATCGATACTACTTTGCAGGGAAGAGCAGGTGATACTGTAACACTTCCTAAATTTGCATATATTGGGGATGCGGCTGATGTTGCGGAGGGTGAAGCTATTCCAATGGCACTTCTTACAACTAGCACCTCAAAAGTAAAAGTAAAAAAAGCAGGTAAAGGTATCAAAATAACCGACGAGGCTGTACTTAGTGGATATGGTGACCCTGTAGGAGAAGGAACAAATCAACTGTCTTTGTCTATTGCTGCTAAAGTAGACAACGATTGCTTAGCTGCGTTATCTGGAATTAAAGCAAACATGACCGTTGATGTAAGTGCTAAAGATACAATCGGTAGTCATGTAATTGCGGATGGTTTAGTAAAATTCGGTGAAGACTTGGAAGGGGAAAAAGTGTTATTGATTGCCCCTGCTCAGTTGGCACAAATCCGAAAAGACCCTGATTATTTAAAACCTTCCGAAATGACACAGAAAGCAATTATGGGCGGTGTTATTGGTGAAATTTGGGGTTGCCAAATTTGCGTTTCCAACAAAATCAAAGCGAGTGGTTCCAAATATACAAACTACATTGTAAAACCAGGCGCACTTGCAATTTATCTGAAACGTGGGGTAGAAGTTGAAACTGCAAGAGATATTAGCTTAAAGCTAACCGAAATTACAGCAGATGAGCATTATGCAGTTTATCTTCTTGATGAAAGCAAAGCTATTAAACTGGTTACTGCAGAAAATCCAGTTGAAGCTGCAGCGTAATTAAAATAGAGCTATGGCATATGCAGACTATACATACTATCAAACGCAGTGGGGCGGAGAACTTGAACAAAAAAATTTTGCTATTTTGGCGGAAAGAGCTTCCGATTACATAGATACAATTACTTTTAATCGAATTAAGGAAAATACAAATTTGATGTGTGATGAAGTAAAGAAAGCAGTATGTAGTGTAGTTGACGAAATGCAGCAGCAGAAAACCATTAAAACAAAAGGTATTGTGAAATCATTTAACAATGACGGATACAGTGAGACACTGTCTTATGGTTCAGATTCTCGCTCAAATGCACGTAAATTGAGAGAATCAGCTTCTTTATATTTAGCAAACACAGGTCTGTTATATCGGGGGTATTGCCATGATAGGAGCAAATAAAGTCATCACCTGCTTTGTAGAGCAGAAAGACGAGACATACAAAAGATATCCGGTTGCTGGTGTAACATGGCGAGAAGTAACGGCAGTAAGCACCACGGACAAGGGATTGAACTTAGATAACTTTGTAAAAATTCGCATACCCATTGAAAGTGCACCGGAGGGCTTCACGCCGCAGAAAGAAATGCTTGTGGTACAAGGCGAGTGCAATGAAAACGTTGGTGTAGATATTACTGCCAGCGCACTAAAAAGAAAGTATAATGCGGTGACAATAAAGTCTGTGACCTATAACACAGACGGTCAATGTCCGCATTGGAAGTTAGAAGGTGTGTAAATGGCCGGAATTAAAATTAAAATTGACCCTGTAGACAAGATACTGCTAAAACGTAGCTTGAATCAAAACGGGCAAGCACAAAAATTCTTTTCCAGCGAAGTACGTCGTATGTCTGACCCTTATGTGCCTTTTCAAAAAGGACCTTTGAAAAATACAGCCAGAGTGTATCCGAATCGTATCGAATATATCCAGCCGTATGCCAGAAAAAACTACTATGAAAACAAAGGTTACGGCACACAGGGAACAAGTAAAGGTGGCTTGCGCGGTAAGCAGTGGGTTCCGCGTATGTGGATAGATAAAGGAAAAACCATTGTGAGAAGCGTTGCGAAGTTCGCAGGAGGTGTTGCGAAATAAACATTATCAATGCGATTTATGACTATATGCGTACTTGTCCGCTTCTTGATGAAGATGGAAAAGTACGCGTTAACTTTTTAGGGGAAACCCCAATTGAATATGTAATTGAAGAAGTACCGGCAGAACCGATAGTCAAACGATATGTTGACGGCTCATCGATTCGACAGGTACTTTTTATTTTCGCCAGTCGTGACGATTACGACAAAAGCGCAATACAAAATATGCTTTCCTCGAACTTTTATGAAAATCTTTCTGATTGGTTCGAGCAACAAACGTTAAACGGTGACCTTCCTGTCTTACCGGAAGGTATGGAAAGTCAAAAAATTGAAGCAATTTCAACAGGATATGCATTGGAAGCGGACGAACTTGAAAAAACAGCACGGTACCAAATCCAATGCAAATTAACTTACTATAAGGAGCGATAATATGAGTCAAACAATTCAAAGATATCAGATTGCCGACTACTTAAATATCGGCACAGATGAAGAAACATACGAACTAATGGGTGCAGGCTTTAATACACTGGATGAAAACCCAGCAGCCCAACTGGATACAAAAACATATGTGAATGACCGTTCCGCAACATCCACAATCAAAGGTTATCAAGCGCAATTTCCATATGATACAGATTTGATTGCATCCGAAAAAGCAGTTATGTATCTATATGAAGTTGGAAGAAATCAGAAAACAGGTGCAGAAGCAGAAACTGACTATGTAAGAGTAGAACTTTTCAGCCCTGTAGCAGAAAAGCAAAATACATTTAAAGCCCGAAAATTCCACGTTTCCATTGAAGTTTCATCTTTCGCGGGTGCAGGCGGCGAGACTGTCAAAGTAACCGGTAACCTAAACAATGTTGGTTCTTTTATTGACGGTGAGTTCAACACACAAACAAAAACATTTACTGCCGCAGGTGCAGAAGCGTAAAGTTAGGAGGATACGACATGATTATTAACGGCGTTGAGCTGGAATGCGACGTTTTAGACGTTACAACCTTAAAAGCGATTAAGCAAGGAAGCGAAAGAGTAGCGAACATAAATAAAGAAATCGCTCCCATTCAAGATGAAATCGAACAAATAGAAGCAATGTGTCATATTATTTTTGACTTTTTCGACTGTGTGTTTGGTGAGGGAACAGCCAAAAAATTATTTGGAGATAAAGTAAGCCTAACCCTTTGCATGGATGCATTTGAATCCTTTATGAAACAAAAAGCAGAGCAAGAGGAAGCCTTTAATAAAAGAGCTGAGAAGTACAAAGGAAACCGCAGCCAACGCCGTAAAAAAGCATGAGTATCCTACTAGATAAATTGCCGACAGCCGTCGAGGTAGGCGGCAAGATGTATGATATCAATGCGGATTTCCGTACCGGAATCAGACTGGAAATGACGGCGGTCAGTGAACTGGATGACACAGAAAAATTAATGCGAATACTGCTTCTATACTATGGTGATATTGCTTGTGTTCCTGCTGACGTAGGCGCAGCTTTCACTGCGGTAATGAACTTTTACCACTGCGACAAAGATAACGCCTCACAAGGCGGCACAGCGACCAACAGACGCACGCAAATATATTCTTTTGAGCATGATGCACCGTATATCTATGCTGCATTTTTAGAACAATACGGGATTGATTTAACACAGGAGCATGATTTACATTGGTGGCGATTCAAAGCAATGTTTGATTCTCTCAGTGAGAAAACTCAATTTGTGAAAATTATGGGCTACAGGTCCATGACAATCACAAAAGATATGAGCCCACAGCAGAAAGAGTTTTACAGACGTATGCAGAAAACATATGCAATCCCTGTATCGAAAACTGAAAGAGAAAAGACCACTGCATTGGAACAAGCATTATTAAACGGCGGAGACCTTACAGGACTGTTATAAATACTCACAAAATATTGCTATATCTCCCTTAATATGATAAAATATTCCATATTTATACAAGGGGGAGAAAGTATGAAAAAGATAATTGCATTTTTACTGATTGCATCGGCATTATCTGTTGGTTTAGTTGGTTGCGGAGAGGAAACGCAGAATAGTAGTTCAATAAGTAACATATCCAGCGAAACTCAACTGTCATTATCAAAAATGAATGCTGCACAAATTACTGAATACTTGAAAGCGCAAGGACTTCCAATTACGAATGAAATCGATTATACGGAAGAAAATGACCCAAATGAATTATTAGGAAGACCAAACCAATATACCAGTAAAGTAAATTTTGCTGATAGTCGAATTACTGAGCAATACGATATTGAAAATAACCCTGTAGGAGGGTCAATTGAAGTTTTTTCCAATAGTGGAGATGCCACAAAACGCAAGGATTATGTGGATGCGATACAAAGTCAAATTGGGGCTTTAACTCAGTACACTTATCAATTTGACAATGTTTTAATGAGGGTGGACCATGAGTTAACACCAACTCAAGCTGCGGAGTACGAATCAGCGTTACAGCAATTAGCTAAATAAAGGGAGAAAAAATGAAAAAAGTAATTAGTATTTTATTATTGACCGTTATGTGTGCAATGGTTTTTGTTGGGTGTGGGAGTGGTGAAAGCACCCCCACAAGTAGTATATCAATACAGTCAAATAATGAATATAAAGACTTGACGGTTGGTCAAAATGTTGACCTTGAAGGAACGTTGGGTACAGAATCATTTTATACAGGTAATAGTAATGTATTTAGTATGTACTTTGGAAACGATAGTATAGCAACCGTTACTTATATAGGAACAAATTTAAATTTAAAAATTGGGGATAGCGTTAGAGTAGAGGGAACCATAACAGAGTCCGATAATAGTGGAAGTAAGCAATCTATTAGAGTGCAAGCAACCCTTGTAGAGAAAGTGGCATCATCTAATTCTACTACGTCATCGAACACAGCATCAAACGGAAAATTACCAACGATCCCTAGTAGTGGTGGTGTTTGGTTAGCTAAGCCAGATGAATTGGCAGAAGAGTGGGAAAAGAGATTAAAGAGTGGAGAGTCTATTGATGCACCTGGACAAGCTCCTGATATAAAAACAATGTATATATCAAAAATTGATAGTAATACCGCAATTGTTTTTGATACAGATACCAATAGGTATGTAAAGGATGTATATGTTCAGTGTAAAAAAGAGAATGGGGTATTAACTGAACGTGATAAAAGTAAAGTTGATGAATATGTTTCTGCATTTGGACAAACAGTTGATCCAAAATTTACCCCAGAAAGCCTTGAAGAAGTAAAAGCAAATATGATTATCTCAGAAGATGGTACAAGCGGAGTTGCAATTAAGAATAATACAATGTTTCAGATTTTAGTCCAAGATGAAAGTAGAATTATGTGGAAAATAAGTTTAGTTAAATAATAAATAGGATATCAAATATAACACATTAAATAACAACCACACTCGTTTGGGTGTGGTATTTTTATAAATAAAAATTAAAAAACCTCTTGACATATGTACGTACATGAATTATTATTTAAGTACGGACAATAATCAGGAGGTGAATTAAGTGTCCCCAAAAGGTAGACCGACAGCAGATAAACGTAATAAACGATTTGAAATAAGATTATCAGAAGATACCTATAAAACTTTAGAGGAGTGTTCAGAAAAGTTACATATATCTAAAGCGGAAGTAATTCACAAAGGTATTTCATTAGTCAAATCTGCGGTCGATAAACAAAAAAAATAACACAAACCGCCACTCGTCGAAAAAGTACGGAATGTGTTATTGAAGCGACCAAATTAGTCGTATAAATATTATACACTATACTTCTATTTTGGTCAAACCTAAAATAAGGAGTGTTAGTTATGCAACAACTATTACATTTTGATAAGATGCCTTTAACAGTTATAAAAAATAGTCAAGGAATATATTTTGAATTATATTCTACAGGTGCTGCACTAGGATATACTACTATTGCAAAAGGTAAAGTATACCCACACAAATTGAGAATTGATAAAATAGTAGAAAATGCCGAAATTACGCCGGTTGTACACGGTGTACAACCATTTTTAACGGAAAGTCAATTATATGATTTTATGTTAGAATCTAGGTCAGAAGTTTGTAGGAAATTTAGAAAATGGGTTACACAGGAAGTTCTTCCTTCTATCAATCATACAGGCAGCTATAGCCTAGAACAAAAACAAGAACAGCCATATGAATACTTTGACAAGACATTCAATGGCGTACCTGTATTAAGTATTTTAGATATAGTGCATTTTACAGGACTGTCGCAGACGACTATAAATGGGTACCTACGCAAGAGTGATTTAATCTGTGGCATTGACTATTTTGTTGCAGAGGGCAGGGCATTGGCCGAAATGAAAAAGCGACACCCTAAAATGTCCGCAATGATTCCACGAATGCTACTGATAACAAAATCCGGTTTTGACAAGCTAATGAAAGAAAACGGCATACGGATAGCGTCAGTACCGTGCTTTAATACACCGACACATAAAGAAAGACCGAAAAAGCTATATGCAATGGTACCACAAAATGAAAATATACAGAAAAAGTTACAGCACATTCACGCTAAAATGCAAGCACTTGAAGAACTGATGGTTTGTTACAATAGGTATAATGTCGAAGTGGAAACCAGCAAAGGTTTTTTAAGTGCAATAAAAAGCGTAGGCGTTGACATTATGACCAGTGTATTTGACTTAGAGGATATCAAACCCAAAACAACTACGGAAAAAGTTTTATAATTTTTAACTAAGAAGCATTGTACAGAAATGTACAGTGCTTTTTTTATACCTTTTTAAAGGAAGGTGGAGCAAATTGAAAAAATAAAATGCCCAAATTGTGGGCAAACATTATGCAAACTTGAGTATGGAAAAGTAGAAATTAAATGCACAAGATGCAAAAAAATTATAACGATTACAAAGACAACTGATATAAAAACGACAGAGCCTAGAGCCACACCATAGAGTAGTGAGCCGGAGCCTGCTTTTATTGACAAAATAGGCAGGTGATTATATGGCAGATGGAAAAGTTGTAATCGAAACGGACCTTGACGCAAGTGGTATCAAGGCAGGTTTATCAAAGTTATCAGGTATAGCCCAATCAGGTATCAAAGGAACACTTACAGCAATAGCCAGTGCAGGAACAGCCCTTGCGGGATTGGGCGGTGCAGCTATCAAAATTGGGGCAGACTTTGAAGAAGGTATGTCCGAAGTACAAGCCATATCAAGAGCAAGTGCTTCTGATATGGAGCTTTTGAAAGAAAAAGCCAAAGAAATGGGCGCAGAAACAAAGTTCAGCGCAACAGAATCCGCAGCAGCATTTAAGTACATGGCGCAAGCAGGTTGGAATACAGAGGACATGCTAAACGGCATATCAGGTGTTATGTCTTTAGCTGCTGCCTCTGGTGAGGATTTAGCTTTAACAGCGGATATTGTAACAGATTCGCTAACGGCATTCGGATTAGAAGCAAAAGATGCAGCGCATTTTTCTGATGTACTGGCAATGACTGCAAATGCAACGAATACAGACGTTGCAAACTTGGGCTACACATTCAAGTACGTTGCGCCTGTAGCTGGCGCACTGGGCTACTCCATAGAAGATATGTCCGTTGCTATTGGTTTAATGGCGAACTCCGGTATTAAAGCGGAAACAGCAGGTACAGCATTAAGAGCAACACTGACAAACCTTGCAAAGCCAACACAGCAAATGACTGGCTATATGGAAGAGCTGGGAATCTCTTTAACAGATGCACAGGGCAATGTGAAACCTTTTAACGAGGTTATGGTTGACTTGCGAAAAGGTTTTGAAGGGTTAACTGAAGCACAGAAAGCCGAGTATGCCGCAGGTATTGCGGGTAAAGAAGCTATGTCTGGACTGCTTGCGATTGTCAATGCAAGTGATGAAGATTTTGCAGCACTAACCGAGCAAATCAACAACTGCAATGGTGCGGCAGAAGAAGCCGCAAAAATTATGCAGGACAATCTTAAAGGCAGTGTTGAGCAACTAGGCGGTGCCCTTGAAACACTGGGAATTGAGTTTTATGACAGTGTAAACACGCCAATACGAACCATTGTTGATTCTGCGACCTCTATGGTAGAGCAGCTAACAAAAGCGTTCAAAGACGGTGGACTGTCTGGACTGGTGAGCGAGATTGGTGCAGTTTTTGCAGAAGTAGCAACACAAGCGGCAAACAGCGCGCCAAAGATGATAGATGCGGCAACGTCCATGATAACGTCGTTTCTTGACGGAATCGGAAACAACACAAATCGAATAGCGGAAGCCGCAGTAAAAATAGGCGAATCCTTAATAAATGGCATTGCTCAAATCATACCAAAAGTTGCAGAGGTAGGCGTTGAAATCATTTCCTCTCTTGCTTCAAATTTACTCGGTAGTGATGTAGGCAAAAGCGTTGGCGAACTGGGAAAAACAATCATTGACAGCTTTAAAACAATTGCAAGTGCTGTTTCAGGTGCACTGAACAGTTTAAAACCTGTGTTTTCAACTTTTATAAGCACTGTATCTAAAATTGCTAAAACTGTGATACCGCCGCTTACAAAAGTGATTGAGATATGCATTTCTGCACTCAAACCTATGGCACCTATACTGCTTGGTGTAGCCGGAGGTTTTACCGCGTTAAAAGTAGTAAAGACTGTTACGGGGCTTATCCAGAAGTTTACTGAGACAGAAATTGTATCGAATACTATCACAGCGATACAGAACGGTTTAATCTGGGCTAAGATTGCAGCAACGGAAGTGCTGGCGAAAAAAATCACAGTTGCACAAGCAGCGCAACAGCTTTGGAATATTGCAATGGGGCAAAATCCTATTGGTGCAGTAGTAGCTGCAATTGGTGTATTTGTTGGCGTTTTAAGTGGTTTAGCAATTGCTTTGAGTGGAACTAATAGTGAATATCAAAATGCTGTTAATTCCATGAATGAAATGAAAACCGCACACGAAGAGTTGGCGGCAGAACAACAAAAGAAACTGGAAGCAGATTTCAAAGAAATTGACCAAATCACTACATTAAAACTAGAACTGGATAAACTTGTAGACAGCAATGGCAAGGTAAAAGAAGGTTATGAAGATAGAGTCAAGGCTATTACTGGAGAGCTTAGTGACGCAACAGGAATTGAAATTGAGCTGCTTGACGGTCAGATTCAAAAGTATGAAGAGTTAGGCAAATCGATTGATGATGTAATTACAAAAAAGAAAATGTCAGCTCTCACTGACAGTTTGCAAGAAATATCCAAACAATCGGAAGAAAACCTTACTCAAGCTACAAAAAACGTAGAAACATTTACCAAAGAATTAGAAAACGCTGAATATACTTTAGGTCTTACTCAGAAAGGAACCGATGCATATTATCGTGCGGAGAATAATGTTGATGAAAAACGAAAAAAGTTAGAAGAAGCAGTTAGAGTGCATGATGAATGTTTAAGAGATATGGCTGTTTCCGAAAAAGCGTTCAAAGTTCAAAGTCGGGGAAACACAGAAGAAATGAACGCTTTTATTGCATCAACGGCGGTTGTTACTGATGAGACCGGTAAAAAAATAATTAAAACTGAGCGAGAAGCGTATGATGAACGTTCAGGAATGGCTCAAGCATATAGAGAAGCTGCCTCTCGAGCACAAGATGAGGACACCCAAAAGACGTTATTAGAAATGGCTAACTCAGAAGATGAAAAGACACAATTGATTGCAAAGTCTCTGGTAGGACAAATTTCTCTAATTGATGCAAATGGTGAGACATTCCAGCTATCCTATGAAGAGCTCATGAACCGAGCAAAAGACGGTGTAACGAATGGTGGTGTCGGTGTTGACCTAGCCATGCAAGAAAACATGAGTTCGATTGTGGCAGCCATATCCAATTCCCAACTACCTGTGGAAGAACAAACCAAGATGTTAGCTGACATACAAACGCAAGTTTTCCAAAACAATGTCCCTAATGTTAGTGCCGCAGAACAAAGCACAATGCAGTCTGTGCTAGATGCAATCAGTAGTACCAATCCTCAAATGGCTAGTGCAGTTCAAGCATTGGTTAATGCGGGTATCCTTGAAATGGATAACGGAAAAATCGGTTTCTCTGATAAAGCAAGAGAAATGGGTTTGGATGGCAATGAAACACTGCAAGGTTATGTGAAAGAGTTTGAAACAACTGCAAAAAGCATTGCAGAAGGTGCCACATCAGGTGTTAAGAGTGGTGCTTGGAACTTTGTTCTACAAGTTGGAGAAATGGCGGGTAATGCTGCGGCAGAATTCGCAAAAAGACTTAACATAAATTCTCCATCCAGAGTGTTTAGAGATATCGCGAAATCTATTCCGGAAGGTGCGGCATTAGGCGTTAAAGGTAATGCAAAAATCGCTACAGATGCAATATCTGCTATGGCTAAAGATATGACATCTGAGTATGAAAATTCATTGGATAACTTTACAACCGCTGGTATACAGGATGTTTTTGATAAGCTGCCAGAGCAAGAAATTAAGCTGGTCGGACTTCTGGAAAAAATCAAAGGTTTAGATGCCACCGCCCTTATGGACCAAGCAAGAGCAGCGGTATACTCGAATCAAACGGCTGTAGCAGGTGCGGCAGCGAGAAGTAACTATATGATAAATACAGGTATATCACAAAGTACAAGCAGTGGAGGAGACAGGCAAACTGTAATTAATTTTAACCAGCCTGTAGAAAGCCCAGACGCAACAGCACGGGCTATCAACAGGATTTTTACTTTTGGATTGGCAGGTGATAAAGGATGATAAAATTCATAAGAGATGACGGCTTAACACTTAACATTACGGATTATTTTAAAATCATCAGTATTGAGGGGTTAGGCACAATCACACAAGAAATTTTTACAGAAAAGCGTGCGGTTGGTGACGGCGATATCATAACAGGGACACGCGTTAGCTCTCGAACAGTAACTATTACCGCCTGCAATGATTATGCCGGACAATTTGACACATCTCGTGAAAAAATTAATTCTTTTTTTAACCCGAAAAACTCCTTTAAAATGTATGTCACATATAAAAACAATACGGTGTGGTGTGAATGTATTGTGGATGCACGAGACTTGCCAACAAACAATATTTTTGCACCGCAGATGTTTACGCTATCTGTGTTTTGCCCCAGTCCTTATTTCAAATCCTATGATGATTTTGGGGAGGACTTATCAACAATTGTTCCAATGATGGGCTTTCCTCTAATGATTTCAGCAGAAAAAGGTTTTGTTGCCAGTGCGAGAAACTTTGCGCAACACGTTTTCGTACCGAACGATGGTGCAGTAGAAACATATTGTACTATTGTAATTGAACCGGAAGAGAATGTTAACGGGCTAAAGATTTATAAAAATGATGAAGAATTTGTTTTATTTTCAATCGAACTGAAAGCTTATGAGACCGTAAAAATTGACTTTGAAAGAAGAACTGTTGAAATAGACGGAAAAAAAGTTCCGAACTGTCTTAACCGCAGAAGCACCTTTTTTGCAATAGAACGGGGAGGATGCAATATTTCCTACAGTGCAGATTCAAATGAAACAAGTACACATATTTACTTGTATTACAATCAGCTTTACGCAGGGGTGTAAAAATGGATTTAGTTTTTTTAGATTCAAACTTTAACACGATAAAATTTATTGACTATATCAATCTCCAATGGAATAGGCGCTACTACGAGTGCGGACAGTATTCTGTACAAATTTTAGCAAGGGATTTCGATAAAGAATTTCAATATGTGTATAGAGCCTCTGAAAGAGAAATAGGCGTTGTTCAAAAGGTTGTGTATACCGGCGAAGAACGTGGGGAATTTGTACAAATAAGCGGCTTTTTCATAGAAAGTGTGTTAAATGACTATATTTTACATCCGACATTCTCTTTTAGTGGCAGTGTAAAGGACTGTATAGGTACGATGTTATCGACCTACTGTACAAATATTCCAAATCTTAATGTTGATATTTCTCAAGCTCCTACAACATCAATTTCTTTTCAAACCACCGGGGAAGAAGTCGCCACCCAAATGTATTCGATACTACAAAAGTATGAATGCAGTATTTCATTAAGCTATGACTACATAAACAATGAAACAAATTTTAAGGTGTGGGCAGGATTTGATAGAACATCGGAGATTGCACCAATATTAGGACATGAACCTGCTATCTTTAGTCAAAGCTGGGGGCATTTTAAAAATCTTGTAGTTACTACAGACGACAGCAACTATAAAAACTACGCAGTCGTAGCAGGAAGCGGAGAAGGAGACCAAAGACAAAAGGTAATCGTGGATAACTCCGGCGGCGAAAAGTTAAAAAGACTTTACGTTGACGCTAGAGACTTGCAGAAGGAAGAAGGCATGTCACAGCAACAATATGAAGAGACACTGGCGGAAAGAGGTACAGAATACCTCAACAAGCATAAAAAAATATTAAATATCAGCTTTGACCTTATCGGCGATATGATATATAAAGAAAACTTTGACTTGGGCGACAAGTGTGACATCATTCTAAAAAATATGGGGGAATATCAATCTCGAATTATAGGCATAAATGAAACTGTTAAAGAAAACAGAAGGGAAATAAACGTTATTTTCGGGGATAAGGTGCCAAGAAGAAAATAAAAAGGAAGGTGATTTTTTGGAAAGTATATTTTTTGATAGTCAGGTGACATATGACGAGTATGGAACCCCTGTATATGACAGACCTAATAGTGCAGCGCAGCTAAGAGCAACATTTGCATCCTTACTAGCAAATGGAATAGTATCAACGAGAACCAGCTCTATGGCTCCCGAAATAGGTTTTATCGTAAATCCTAGTGAAGGTATGACGATATCGGTAAATAAGGGCACATGTTGGATTAACGGTTCTTGTGGCATGGAAGATAGCAGAAGAAACTTCACGTTAGATGCTGGTACATCGCAGCCAAGAATTGATATTATCGTTTTAAGGTGGGATAATCGCCAAGCTGCCAGAAATATAGATGTTTTTGTAAAAAAAGGTTCTCCAAGTGGGGACCCAATTACGCCATCACTACAGCGTGATTCATCAGTATACGAGTTATGCTTAGCAAAAATTCTTGTTCCTGCTAACGCTACGAAGATAACTGCTGGAAATATTACTGACACACGACTGGATACAGATGTTTGCGGTATCGTTGTCGGACTTGTAGAAAACATAGACACTAGCGAGCTATATAACCAAATTCAGAGTGATTTGAATGACTTTAGAAGCATTGAACAGCAAGAGTTTTTAGCATGGTTTGAAAATTTGAAGGATGTCCTATCCGGTGACGTTGCGGGAAATCTGCAACTACAAATAGATGAGTGTGCAAAAGAGACTGATGTTTTTTTATTGTCGCACCCAATAGGCAGCTTATTTGAAACAACGGTTTCTACAAACCCCGGCACACTTTATGGTGGCACATGGGCAGCGTGGGGAGGCGGTCGCGTCCCTGTAGGAGTGAATACTGCCGACAGCGATTTTAATACAGTGGAAAAAACAGGCGGTAAGAAAACCGAAAGACACGAATTCAAGATTGGATATAAAGGCTACTACGGTACTGCTGTGGGTAGTGATGACAATATGATACAAGCATATAAATACTCTACATCAAGTTATGGTACCTATGCGTATGAAGGTAGTACACAGGCAAGCGTAAACGCAGGGATTCAGGCATCGACAAACACTCGCGATGTAGCACAAGCTTCGTCAACAGGCGATACGAGCGAGACAAGCATTGTACAGCCATACATTACGTGTTACATATGGAAAAGAACAACATAAGGAGG